TCTAACTTTTGTTTACGCATCTGAAGTTCAATCATTTTAAGTTTTTTATCAATTTTGGCTTGTTTTGCTTGCATTCCTGCTGTAAGCATTTTACTTGCACTATCAAATACTGGTGCGGCATTTCTATCTTCGACATTTTTTCCTAAGTCTACTAAATCATCAAATGTTTGCATTGCTTTTTGAGCATATTCGTCCATTTCTCGATCCACATCTTCTAATCCAGTTACCATAGGAAGTGCTGCATCAGTTCTTTCAGCCAGTGCTAATTGTCCTTTGTATTCAACAATGTTATTTTGTACATCATCTAAATCAAGTTCTGTATCTTCCTCATCAGTTTCTAGTGGCACAGATACATCTACAATTGGTGGCAAATTAAATTCTTCTTCAAGTTTTTTTGTCATTTTCTTCTCTTCTTTGGTTTATTAAAAATTTGATTTTCTGTTATTACTCGAAAACCCAAACCCTGTGTTTTACACCAAGATCTTGCTGCAGCCCATTTTGCATGGTTTACTACTGCGGCGGCTTTTTCCTGTTGGCTTTTTGCTTCGCCTAATATTTGACCTGCTGGTTTTATTTCTACAATCTCGGCATGGTTTTGTCCGTTTTTGTCTTTGTATACCATTAAAAGATCTGGTACATATGAACTTTGTTTTCCAGTAAGAGGATTTTTATAAGGTATTCTGTGAGTTTCACTTCCCCAACCAACAACACTGGGATGAGTATCACACATTCTAAAAACTGTTAATTCCCAACCACTGCGATATCGAGGTCGACCTTTTCCAAGATATTTTTGTGGGTTTTGTGGCTCGTACACTCCTTGGTGATATTTTGCCATTATTTTGTCTCTATGTCATAACCTTCATACAAGAAATTAATCCTGTACTCAACTAATCCACTCTCACTATAAGACAATGTGTCAGTACCGATATTAGTAATTATTGGGTTCCAAATTGTGATTTCGTTTGTATCACTATCACCACTTTTTCTCGTTATTTTAATATTTGAAATAAAGTACTTTTGTTCTTGTAATTTATAACCAGTACCAGTATTTCCATCAAAAAAGCCACCAGAGGAGACATCATCCATAACTAACATGCCTCCTTCAGTGTTTTGTACACCGCCATAATAATATTTAGAATAGCTTTTAAGGAATTTTTCTATATGAGCATCTCTTGTATCATACGCAATTAGTGATATAGGAGAATATGTAATATTTTGTTGTACTATTCTTTTTTTATTAAATTGGTTTAATGTAGTTGCTTGCACGTCATAGCTTGGCATATCAATACTTACAATTCTAGAAAGGTCAAGGGTTTCAAAGCCACCTGACTCATTCAGGTGACTTAATTGTGCGGAGAATTGAAATTTATGCCTAGGCAGCATGGTTTGTTCAGAATCTCCAGAAGAGGCCTGTCCATACTTTTTAAATGCTTCATTGCCTAAAAAACCCATGATATATCCCTACTAGTTAAAAATTAGTTTTCAATAGTTGAAATTGAAGTATCAGTGCTTGATCCTTCGCCATCGTTTCCTAATAATGCGCCTGCGCCTTTATCAACATGTGAAGCATTGTCATAACGGATTGTTGCTGTTATTTGTACTGCTTCTGAAGTTGCATAGTTTAAATCACCATATTGAATACTTGGAATAAAGCAACCTGCTAGTTCCCACGTATCCATTACGTTGTCATCTCCTGCACCATTTGATCCATCTAGTGTTTCAATTTTTAAACCAAACTTGTAGCTAGCACCTGCTTTAGGTGATGATTGGTCGTTATGGTTTACTTGGCGGCTTAATTGATTTCCCATCTGTGTAATTACATTACCGTCTACGTCATCACGTAGTACCAATGTAATGTCTTGCCACATATGCTTACCGGCTAAGCGAATTTTTGAATTGTATGTGTCAATAGTAACATCATCATGATCTAATGATGGGCGTGTTACACTAACAACGTTTCTTGTAATTAATGGACCATCTGAACTTCCACCTAAATTAGTAAATGTTACACGGAAACGGTATTGTAGTTTTGGCATTAGTGTTGCGCCACTATCGCCGGCGCCATCTACTGGGACACCAAAGTTTGAAATTAC